AGCACTATTGACCAGTTGACTTACTGTTCCGCTAGGTTTAACGCAGGTAATCGCTGCGGATTGGGGGATACCTAACTTCTTAGCCCATACTTTATTAATCGATACAGCATAATTTTTAAGATAATTTAAATCTATATTATATCCATTTACCATATCGTTATTATCCATTATACCTGTAAGAGAAACACCAAGTAAAGATTCTTCTTGTGTGTTTTGTTTCCATTTACTTGTCAGGTATCTAAAGTTTGTTAACGTAGCTTGGAACGTACCAAGTATAGTAGCTGCTTCAACTTTAGTTCTTAAAGACTCCATAGTATCGTAAGGTCTAACAACAACCTCAGTTAGATTACAGAACTGTTTGTTGCGTAGGATGATTTCACTACAAGGATTAGTACCATAGTCTTTATACTCTTCTCGTCTACCGTTCTTAGCTGCTTGTTTCTCTGCAGCCTGACGGTTAAACATACCACGCTCACCACTCTTAGACTCGTACAGAGATAACCACTCACGCATGAACGCACCAGTTTCTGCAGCGTCTGTGTAAGCTACTGAGTTATTAGATAACGCACGTTGTTGATTGTCTTCCCACCAAGAACCTGCTTTAGCGTTACGCATACGTTCGTCTGAGAGGTTGCTGAGAGAGATTAAAGCACTTCGCCTTACCCCACCTACCACTACAACTTCTGCGATCTTACACATCAAATCATGACAGTTAATAGAGACTAGCTTACGTTGTCCTTTTTCTATTGCTTGTTTAAAAAGATTAATAGTAAACTCAAACAAATCTTCTAACGGTGCTGGACCACTGGCACGACCACCAAATGTTTTAAGCCTAGCTCCGTAAGGTCTTATGTTAGACACATCCCAAGTAGGTATCTGTCCAGCATAAAGTAACGATAGCATTTCTTTGTAGGATTTTGCCCACCCTATTTTAGAGTCAGCAACTTTAATAACTGTATCAGTATCAAAGAGTTCCTCTGGTAAGTCAGGAAGTTGATTAACATACTGACGTTCTACACTGAAGCCCACACCAGTACCGCACATAAGTATGTACAGTGTTTCATCAAAAGCTCTGAGTGTATCCACAGCTACATAGCTACAGTTAAATCCTGCTACGTTATCTTGTTCTAATGCTTTACCTGCTGACATTAACGCTCGCATACTAGGCATAATGTCTAACGAAAGCACACCGTTTTCTAATTCTTTTCTAATAGCAGTCCAGATAGTATCGTTTAAACCATGCTTTTCTTTTAAGTGTTTCTCAAAGAAATCAAAGTATCGTGCTACTGTTTCATCCCAAGTTTCCCTACGTTTTTTATCTTCGTTCCATCTAGCATACCTACTAAGATGTATAAACTGTTGATAGTTTGTGGGTAACCCTACGTCATTTATGTTTTTTTCTATCATGTTATGTTCCTGTTAAAGCTGTTGTTAAATTAGTTAGTGTTGTATATAAAAAAGAAATAGCACATATTAAAATAAACACTACAGGGAAAAGTGCATCCCATAGTTTAACTTCTAATTCTAATAGACCATCAATACCTGCTAAAAATATATTCCAGATAAGGTATACAAAACAAATTATGCTTTGTGTTAGAGCTAACCCTGCAATTAAAACAGCATAGGAAATATTTAAAGTAATTAAAAAGTAAAGTCCTATAGGTATTCCTATAAAAGGAATCATGTATAATAATCTACTCACTATTTGTTTTGTCCTCTGTCCATAAATGTATAGCTATGATAGCGTAGTGTATGATCTTTAATAAGTCACCTTGATTTTTATATTCTCCAGTAACAGAGTCAGGTTTCTTACCGTACCTTATAGCGTATTTTATAATGTTACCCATGCAGAAACCATCTCCGTGTCCTGCATCTATAACCATCTCTGTTGCTTGTTGCTTACCAGAAGAATAGTGTTGTTCGTATGTTTTATCTATATATCTTTTTATTTGTTCTATTGTATTATGTTCATTGAATTTATAATCAATCATTACTTAAACTCCTTTGGTAAGGTATCTTCAGTATACCAAGTAAAACCGTTTGCTTCAGCCCACTCAGCATGTGTTCTTTTAGTACCGTCTTTTCTTTTCTTAGCTGCAGGCATAGGAGCATACGGCTTTTGAAATATAAATATAAGTTCCATTGTATTAGGTAAAGCTTTTCTAATCCATAGATACTTACTGTACTCAGCGTGATCCCAAAACCTACCCTTTGCTTCGATAAGTATTTTATCTTTTTCAAAGTCAGGTTCATAAGTATGCTCTACTACATAAGGTACTTTGTTTGTATGGTGACTCCAGTTGTGAAGTATACCTGCGTGTAACTCATACTCCCACTTACTATCGTATCCTTTAGGAATATTCTTTTCTCTAGGTCTAATTTTTCTAGGTTTTCTTTTAGCCATTAGTTAGTCCAGTAACCTGTGCCAGCTTTAACCTGCTGGTCGTTAACTAACTCATGTAAAGTTATATTAGGATTACGTTTTACTTTTTTATAGAACCAGCGTAACGAATAAGCACTTAATAAAAACTTACGGTTAGCAAAAGAATGTGTTTGTTGTGGCATAAATTCATGCACGTTTCCTATGTGTATCTTAGTAACGTCTTCTCCTTCAGGAACAACAGAGCGTAACCATTCTACCAATAGTTCTTTGCTACGTTTTCTTAATGCTTTAGATTTTTTTCCATTCATTTAGTAACTTCTAATACTTTAGGTTCTTTTACTACTCTAGTTAAATAAGAATATCTATTTGAATATTTAAATACTCGTAATCCTTTACCTTCGTTAGAGTCTGCATGACATTCAAACTTATGTCTGCACCATGTACATCCTCTAGCTATTGACATGTTTCCTGCTGCTCCATCAATTACAGTATTATAACATAAAGCAGGAGGAGTGTCTATCTTTATTAATTTTTTAACAGTTTTTATTTTCTTTTTTATGTCAGGTTTGTCAAAAGAATCAGGTCTATATAAAGTTATTTCACCTGACTCTTTGTTCATTGCTAAGAAGCCACCCTTGTTTGTACCTGTAGCAGCCTCGTAACCTGCCAACTGAGGGAGATAACCAAACATATCATCTTCGGCTAGGGTTTTGTTATAAAACTTCTTAAACGCGAAACTAGAAGCTGTCTTAATGTCTACTACTTCACCATCAATAACACAATCCATGTGTCCTTTAATGCCAGATACAGAAACTTCTTTCTGTTCATCGGTAACTTCATGTCCTGCTATTTTGATTAGCATCAGTAGTACCTCTTCAAGCAAGTGTCCGTATAGAAATTTAATAAACACAGAAGGTTTAATCCTTTCAGTTGTCTTACTTTCTGAACGCATATCATACCATAACTGTCGCATAGGTTTACCAATGTTAGACATGCGTAACGTACCGCTATCTCTTGGTCTAGGGTTAGACCATTGAGAAAGAACTTCTTTCATTGACTCACCGAAAGCATCGATAGTTTTATCGTCTATGTTTAATGACTCACCATCTGATAGTACAGATAGCTTAGAGTATATATCTTCTACAAGTGTGTCTAGTTTTTTCATAAGTTTTCCTCTTCGTGTTTCTTTAAATACCTTAATGCTGTTTCTAAACCTTCAATGTTGTCACCTAGTTTTCCTATTCCTTGATTACAGTGCATACATAAAAAACCTCTGAACTTTAGTGTGGTGTGATCATGGTCAAACTGTAAAGATTTCTCACTTTCTTTACCGCAACACGCACACAACCCTGTGTTTAGATGCTCAAAGAGCGGTCTTTCTTTTCGTCTCCAGTTACGCTCTAAGTTTGAACAAGGTGAGCATCTACTATCGAACCCTGCTACACCTGATTTATGAAACATTTTCATAGGTTTTTCTTTTTCACATAGCTTACATACTCTCTTTTCTCCAGTGTAATCTTCATAGTCAACCTCATGTTCAATCTCAAAAAGCTCTAGCTGTTTGTCGGGTAATTGCTTAGTGTGTTTCACTCCAGTTCCCTCCATATTTATATTCACCGTCTAAAGGACAGTTCATTTTAAAATGATCGCCTGCTTCTATTATAGACCTAACACCTATCGAACCTATCAGGTCTGCTGTTTGTTTAGGTGCTTCCATTTGCCACTCATCATGTATGTTGGCTACGAACTTATGCTCTAGTCCTGCTTCTTTAAGATGCTTATCAAATATAACAAGAGCTTTCTTCATAACGATAGCTCCTGCTCCTTGTAGCAAAGTATTCAAAGATGAGTGCGCGTTGCGTATAAATAATTTTCTACCATCTAATGCTTTAATGTATCCCTTTGCTGCCGCTCTCGTAACTCTATCTCTAAGAGATTTAAATGATGGCTTATTATCAAAGAACAATTGTCGAGATCTTCTACCATCTTCTTTATTGCCGCCAACCACGCTGCCAAGCTTTTGATCTCCTGCTCCGTACATGAGAGCGTAGATAAATGTTTTCGCCTGATCTCTTGATTTAAGTCCTGCAAGTTTTTGATTAGCGGAGTGAATGTCTCCATTAAGTATTTCATTTGTAAACTCCTTATCTTTCATATAGTGGGCTAACATTCTTATCTCTAAACCTGACGCATCTATTCCTAGTAATACATTACCTTCGTCTACTGTCCAACACGCACGACACTCCTTGCCGTAGGGTTGTCTAAGACTAGGTATCTGTGCGGTGTTAGGGTTGCGGTGTGTCATGCGACCAGTGATAGCACCGTTAGGTATAACAAATCCATGTATCCTACCATCTTCCTTGACTGCTTTAACCCACGAATCAATGTGAGCTATACGTTTTTGTAACAGTAAGAACGTAGCAATTAAACTTGCTTCGTGTATATGTGTTACTTGTTCTAAAGTTTTCTCATCTACGATAGGCTGACCAGTAGGTGTAAACCTATCTGGCTTCCACCCAAAGTCAACTAAGTATTCTCCTATCTGTTTACGACTACCAAGATTAAAGTCAACTAACTTTCTACGCATGAAAGGTTTAAAGTTTTTTGTGTTGGTACATCTTATATACTCTTCATCAGTTAGACCACGTTTAGATAACGTACTATCTTTTTTTATGTAAGGAGTAACTAACTTATCATCTACCCATCTAGGTTTGAAAGTACCATGTACTTCATCTTCAATCTTTTGTTTCTTCTCTCTTAGTTCAGCAAGTAATATCTCAGCATTAAAGCTGTCAAATTTAAAACCGTTGTCTTCTTGCTTCTTCATTATCCTTGCAACGTCATGTTCAATCTCTACACTCTCCGTAGAAAACTGTTTAGATTCTAATCGTAAAGCTTTGAATACCATAGTGTTTAACTGTACATCTTGTACACAATACTTCATCATCTCTGGTGAGTAGTTTAAATAGTCTACAAAATTAATCTTAGGATAATTTAATTTATATCCCCATGCTCCTAAACTATGACCGCCTTCTCGGATAGGATTTAATAACCTAGATAACACTAACGTATCTAAAGATTTTATGTTAGACAAGTCAACACCTGTAAGTTTTTTAATAACAGGAATGTCAAAGCCTATTATATTATGTCCTATTAATCTGTCAGCAGTAGTTAAAAACTTACAGCCTTCGTTAATCTGGTCAGGTTTAAACTTAAATATCTCACCTGACTCAGGGTTCTGACAAACAATACAGTGTATCTTTGTTGCTTTAAGATCGTCTGTTTCTATATCAAATACTAAATCCATATTAAAATCCTTCGTTGTCATTTTCAACTTCTATGTCTTCGTTGTCTATTTCTTTTAGCCTGCCTGTCTCGTTATCATAAAGCAAGTGACAAGCAAGTCCTACATCACCAGTGTATCTTGATTTAAGTACTCGAACCTTTGTTGTCTGTGACTCTTGGTGATCGTCTGATTGTTGGTTACGTTCAAGCGCCAGTACACAATCAGATAGCTGTGCAATACTCTGACTTCCTCTAAGGTGAGATAGGTTTACTTCGATACCGTTCTCATGTCCTTTGTTACCGTCAATCCTACGAAGATGTGACACTAGTATAACACCTGCACCTGTCTCTTCTACAATACAACGAAGTCGTGTCATGATACTATCAATGGTACGCCTTTCATCTCCTTCTGCTGAAGCACTGACAAGCATGTGTAAGTGATCTACTACTATCCACTTACAGCCACAACCTATAATCATAAACCTTATCTTAGAAAAGATTTCATCTAGGTCGTTAGCTCCAAAGTGGGCATGTACCCACACTCTGTTCTTGTTCTGTCCGTCATAGAGAATGTCAAAGAGCTTATCTAATTCTTCTTTAGAATAACTATCTCGTACTTGATCTATGTATAACCTAGCGTTAGCTTCGATAGATAAGATACCATCAATAGTCCTGCGCCAATCTTCTTCAAGCGCAATGATACCTACGTTGTCCTTAGTCTTATTGATAAGCCAATGCTCTATCTCTCTAGTAACACTAGACTTACCAAGACCTGTACCCCCTGTAAGAGTAATCAGTTCTCCTTGTCGCATACCATATAGCTTCTTGTTAAGACCTGCATAAGGATAAGGAACACTATCTTTCTTCTCTCGGTTATGAAACTTATCTCGTTGTTCGGATACGTTAATAACACCAGACGGTGTGTAAGTTTTAGCAGACCACCAAGCTTCTGTAAACTGCTTGTGTTTGTTCTGTCGTAACATATCATTAGGATCTTTACACCCTGTAGGTAGTGTCATGATACGAGCTTTACTAGGTTTGAAAAGCCTTGCTACTTTTATGCTTGCTTCTTTACCTGCCTTGTCATTATCAAATGCAATGATAACATTTTCAAAGTCATCAAAGAACTCAAGGCTTTCTTTTATATCTCTGACTGCGTTGCCTGCACCACGTTTGATAGAGACAACAGCCCACTTACTACCTAGTAGTTCGTAAGCTGCCATCGCATCACACTCTCCTTCTGTTATAGTAACATACTTGCCACTCTTAAATAACTGTTGTCCAAATAATCCTGTGTCGCTGTACGTTCCTTGTAAGAAAAAGTCTTTACGATCTACGATACGACACTTGGTTGCTGACAGTTCGTGTCCGTTGTAGTACGGATAGAAATGTTTAGTTACTCTGCCTTGTAAATCGTGCTGTGCTTTCACACCATATTTTTTTGCAGTCTCTAACTTTATCTTCCTGTCTGTCAGTGCAGAATAAGTACCTGCTATATCATTTACCTGTTGTTGTTTCTGAACAATCGTACTAACTTTATTTGTTACCATGTCTTTTCCTTTGCTCGCATCGTCATAGTTAGCTCTGAACTCACCACAGCTAAAACATTTAAATGATCTGTCTTTGTTGATACCAACAGCATCACTACTGCTACACAAAGGACAAGGTTGGTGTACCATATCCCATTCTTTATCATCAAACTCTGCCCTCATGCGTTGCTCCTTTTAAAATTAAGAGGCGGATAAGTTACCAACTCATCTCTTATACTGTTGTAGTGTTGCCTCTATTGTTAAGTTTAATTGTTAGATTTTAATGCATCTTCTCCTTCTACCAATTCTTCATCATCTTCTCCTGTTGGTTTAGCATCTGCATTAACAATACTAATTATCCTACCTGAAAAAAAGTTAACGCTTGCATCTAATTCTTCCATGTCTAAAGCAAGGGTTGCTTTCTTTTGATTCAATCTTTGTAGCCTACCAAAGATACCTTGCGCTTCTTCTGGTAAATCCTCTACCGAAATCTGCACATCATCAATAGTAACAAAAGGTTTCTGTTCCTCAACCATATTAAAACTCCTCGTTATCTAAGTCACCGCTATCTTCATAGTCAACAAGCTCGTTAACTTTGACGGCAACTAACTCACCAAACGTACCATAAGAAGTGCTATAAGGTCTTACTTTAACTGTAATGTTAGAGCCGTTACCTATCAAACAATCTAAAGGATTACCGTCTGAGTCAACAAGCTTCGGTGCTTTGTTAGCTACTCCATCTTTCTTTCTTATCGCAGTCTTACTGAACATGAACGCAGGCTCATCATACTTAGTATTGCCTGCTCTATCAGTAGACTGTTTAAGACCTGCCGCTTCTAAATCAGAAGCTGTATCTGTATCAGTCAAGATAGTAACCATGTATTTGTGTGGCTCAAAACGTGTGTTAGGTACAGACACGTTAGCCCACATTGCTTTTCCTGTTGCGTACATCATTGTTGCTTACCTCTTATTGCTGTGAAAAA